CCTGATGACTATGAGGATCAATAAGTTCCCAGCTGTCATCAAAGTCAAGTTCTTTTGTTGCTCTATAGATTATTTCCATAAATGCATCTGGAATAACTACTCCATGATGTAAGTTTGTACACTTACGGTTAATATCGCCACCAGTTGGTTTTCTTATATCTAAGAACTCCTCTATCTCTGGGTGACTCATATGTAAGTAAGAAGCATAACTTCCTCTACGAGTTACTCCCTGTGAAAAAGCAAGCATTTCTGCATCTACTACTTTCATAAAAGGTATAACTCCTGTACTCTCAGAGCCTTTTGATGTTTTTGTTCCTTGTGCTCGAATAGAACTCCAAGAACCTCCTATACCACCACCAAAAGAAGATAAGTAAGCATTCTCTGTGTAATGCTCTGTTATACCTTCTCTGCTGTCATCTACATAGTTTAAAAAACAACTAATAGGTAGACCTCTTTGTGTACCGCCGTTTGATAATAATGGTGTGGCAAACATAAACCACTGCTTACTAACATAGTCATACAATCTTTGTGCATGAGCTTCGTCATCAGCAAAAGCTATTGCAGCGCGTGCAAATGCTTCTTGTGGTGATTTTTCATCACCTACCATATATCTTTCTTCTAAAGTTCTCAAACTGAACTCGTCTAGTAAGTTATCCTTACTATAATCAATTTCTATCTTCATTCAAATATTCCTTTATCTGTGAGGATAAATCCTCTAAATTCATGTCTGCTTCGATTAGTGCCTGTTCTGAATAACTCTCCAAATCCATGAGTTCAGCATTAAGTAATAATCTGTCTGCGTTTTCGTTTAGAGACTGTATGAATTTATACTTGCTATCTATTGGACAGGCATTGTATATATCAAATAAGTCTCCATACTGTTCTATAAGAGATACTGCTCTCTTAGGGCCGATACCTGCGATACCAGGAACATTATCTCCTGTATCACCAGCTAGACATTTGAGCGTTAGATATTTATCTGGCTCTACATCATAGTGGTCTTCCCAATTATCTAAAGTTATCTCCTTTCTAGTTACTGTACTAAAGCGAGATACATCATTTTGTATAAGTAAATCCCAGTCTCTATCTGACGATATCAACCAAATCTCTCCTATACCAAATTCTTCTTTCTTTCCGACTATCCATGCGGCTAAATCATCAGCCTCTAGTCCTTTTTGTTTTATTGTTAAATGTCCTTTCTTTTTTAATTGTGAAAAGGCATTGGAAAATTCCCCCATAAACTGGGCGAACTCTGCTTTTTCTTGTTCAGTTTGCTCTGCATACTTATCCTTCCGATTCATTTTGTAATCGGGATAGATATTTTTCCTATAGGTACTTCCACCATCAGCCAGCACTATAATGTTTCCACAGTTATAGGACTTTGCTAAACTTTCAACGGTTCTTACATAGTCATATTTGTACTCGAGTTGTTTAGAGTGCTTCCACCTAAATGCAACATTTAGTCCATCAACTATTAATAAGTTCCCATTCTGAATCTGGTTCCCAAGGCTTGAGAAGGTTATCGCCATTTGTAAACTCCAAGTCTTCTTTATCTAGCCACTTTTCTGCATCCATTATATATGCACCGAGCCAGTTTATGTGCATATATCTTGTTTCTTTTGAAGGTTTGCGTGTCGTTATTACAAACCAATTAAAGTAATTTTGTTTCATAAATATGAGAGGTTCTTGTTCCATATCCTGTGCTTGTTTTATGGCTTTGTTCCACCATACTACAACATTATTACTTTTCTGTGTAAATATTTTATGTGAGAAACCCATATCTCTATAGTGTTTTACTTCTATGAGAAATAGATTATGTTTGTTTTCAACATACAAATCACCTTTTATTTTACCACTACCACTACCGGGCACTTGAACAAAATCAAGTGCTGTGTGTCTCTTGAGCATTGCTGCTACTTCTTTCTCTGCTTTTGTTCCTTTTTGTCTTGCGTTTACCATGTTTCCTTTTAGTACAATGGGGACAAACTGTCCCCACATGAATGTATATTGTATACTCTAGTGTTGGGCACTCATGAATTATGAATGTTTCCACTACTCAAGTCTGCTTATATTGTCCTCTTTTATGACTTCTATTTTATTTAGAAGTGGGTGAGTCCAGCCGTGAGAAACAATGTATGTATTCAAAGTTTCTGCAAGTAGTATTTCTACTAGTTTTTCTCTGCCTTGATCGTCTAGAACTGCAATAACTTCGTCAAGAAACAAAGTATTTATTTGAGAGCTAGAAATACTACTCATGAGCTTGCGTATAGCAAGTAGAGTAGCAGTGTTCACTCTTGCAAGTTCACCACTCGATAAGGCTAGAATATCTACTACATTTGAATTATCTGTAATCTCTACATTTAACTTGTCATTTGTTACTACAAACTCCAAGCTGAATCGACCATCAGACAATTCTGCCAGATATTCATTTGTTAGTTGTTCTAAATCTTTTACTAGATTTTCAATCTTATAAGCAAGTAGACCATTAGTACTAAAAGCTTTCTTAAGTATTTCTAGATGGGCAGCGGTTTCTTCAACCTTGCCCAAAGCCGCGACAATCTCTTCCAATTCCAACTCAAAACTTTCTGTCTGTTCTTGAATTATATCAAGTCTTGTGTTGTGTCGCTCCGCGACCATATTGTCAGCCGCAATTTTTTCAATGTCTCGTTTAACTTGCGTTATACGGGAAGAAATCTCGTCAATTTTGGAAGATATCTCATCACCGTCTAAAATTTGAGAAGGTAGAGAAGTGTCCAAATCACGAATGTAGTCTTCGTACTGCTGTTGTTGATTTCGTGCAATTATCACATTCTTATTATGCTCATTTGCTTTCTCAAGTTGTTCTCTTAGCACTACTTGATGATTATGTGCATTTGTTCGTGCGTTTACATAATCTGTCCAAAGTTCTTGAAGTTTATCGCCATCTATCTCCTGCTCACAAGTTGGACATACATCTTCCTCAAGTTCGTCAATCTTGTCCATGTGTGCTTGGGCTTCAGCCTGTTTGGAACTATAGGTTCCAATTTGCTGCAATATTAGCGTCGTAGGAATCTCCTCCCCGACATCCTGAGGTCTGTGTTCAAGTGTTTTTAGATTCTCTTTTACAAAATTATTATCTATAATTTTTTTATTTGTTTCAGAGATTTTTTCAAAATCGTTTCGTAATGAACTTAATTCTGTTTCGTCATTTTCTGAGATTTTTGGCAGATTTAATATTGGAAGTATATTGATACTCTCTAATTTATTTTCTTCTAACCATTTTACTATTGTATCACACTTGCTGTTAAGGCCATTGATTTCGAGTGTTAACTCTCGAGAAGCCTCTTTGAATATTTCAAAGAACTCTACATATTCTTCTAGCTTTAAAAGATCAATGAGAAACTTTTTCCTATTTGTATCTGTCGCAGTTAGAAACTGTAGTGATGTGTTCGTATTCTGATACACAAGTTGGGTAAATGTTTTGAAATCTAACCCAAGTAGATTTTGTACTGTGTTGTATGTATTCGTTGCAGTATGACTTGATATATCTTCTCCAGCTTTATAAAGTTTACACTTAATAGAGGCTTTTCGAGTTACATCAATTTCATACTCAATGTCATCAACTTCAAATTTAAGATTAATCCAATACCCGTCTTTGATAAAACGGTTTTGAATCTCTTGCTTTTTTATTCCTTTACTGTTTTTATTAAAGAGTACTTCTTCAATAATAAGTGGTATGGATGACTTACCCATACCATTTGTCCCAACAAGTTGGGTAAGATTACTGTCATTAAGATCAAGAATATTTCCTTTGCCATAACTAAAACAGTTATCCCATTGTAGAGTTTTTAGAATAATCATTAAATACTCCCATTATATTCTGTATTTTATCGTCTGTTAAATTAAGTATAGCACTCAAATACTCAACCAATTCTTCATCCATTGTCATCTCTTTGAGATTTAATGTAGCTTCGCTATTTCGTTTTATTACTTTCTTATCGAGTAACTCAGAGTTCTTCACTGTTGCAAGGTCTGCCACATCACCTTCAATTTCATAAATTGTATGATGAAAGTCTGTGGGAATCATCTCGGAAGGGTCTGTTACGGTTTGTCGTAACAGTTGGGGAAGGTCAAACTTATGCCAAGTCCATGGCGGTAAGTGTTTATCTCTGTGTTCGTCAATCATTAAGTACCCTGTCTCGACTGTAGTTCTATGAAAAGAAGTAGTCATTGGTGAGCCAGGATAAACTATGTTTAGTTGTGTATTTGTGTGGCTATGTAAGTCTCCTGCATAAACTACAGGAAACGCGCTAAACCTATCGAGATCAACCTCAGGTGTTACATGTGGTGGTATTTCACCACGCACATGAGTATACAGAGGTTTATCTGGGTTACAAGCCTCTATGCCGCCCTTCTTGTGAAGGTCAACATAGGGCAGTATTGTACCCCATTCGTACTCTGTAGTCTCGTCAATTATTTCAACGAGAGGGTTAACATCTTGGGTTGCTCTCTTAAGATTTGAAAAGAAAGTCTTGTATTTCTTTGTAGCTTCATGGTTACCATCATAAATGATAGTAGGTTTCTTTACACCTCTGACAAAGTCAAAGTATAGCGTAAGTTCATCCATTGAAGGTACTCTGTCAAACAAGTCTCCTCCTATAACATGCATATCAGCTTGAAGTTCTAGTTCATAGATTTTCTCAAAGAACATTTCAAACCGTGCACACGCCCAGGGAAGTGGCACATTCTTTTGCCCTAGCTTAATATGCCAGTCTGCCGTAAATAAGATCATCCTACGAATTTATCTCCCGGCTGCCATTCGCATCCTGTGAGACCACCAGCCTGTAAGGCTTGTAGTGTTCGTAAAGTTTCACTTGCATTTCTTCCTGTATCTAATGCATTTACTGATACATGTTGTATAACTCCTTCGGGATCAATTATAAAAGTTGCTCTATAGTGTACTCCATTATCTTCATCAACTATTCCTAGTTTACGACCTAGAGTAAGTCCAGAGTCTGCACATAGTATATGTCCTATGTGACCTAGTTCTGAATTTGATTCTTTCCATGCAAGTTTGCAGAATTCATTATCTCCACTCACGCCAATAGTATCAGCATGATCGATAAGTTTATCCATATCTACAATCTCTGTCGGACATATAAAAGTAAAATCTTTTGGATAAAAGTACATTACTGTCCATTCATTCAACAGTAAGTCTACATCAACGATAGTGTTAGTATCGTTGACTCCGTGCATGTTAAATTTTGGAAATTTATCTCCTACTGTAAGCATAATAACCTCCTAAGAAATGTTAAATTCATCTGACACTTCGTCAGGTGTTTCTGTACCAGAAGGTGTGGTAACTCTCTGTAAAAGCTCTAATTGAGCATCTGCTGTAGGTCTAGGTAATACATCATCCATAGATTTGAGTTCAGCAATAGCTGCTGTCTCTTCTTCGGTTAATGGCCTTGGTTTACATTTAAGAGCTTGTAGTCTGTACTCAACATTAAATGCCATAGGTCCAGTTTTAACTCTTTGGAAACATATATCCCAGCCTGTTTCAGGATCAGTAGGGTCACCTAAGTCTTCAGCAGCAACCATAATTTGCTCCCAAAGTTTTTTCTTTAGATTTACTACTTTCACTGTGCCGTCAGTTGAGTCGATGCATTGGAGTGCATACGCCCAACCACATTTTAGATCAGGAAAGAAATCTCTTACATGATCTTTGTCCAAGTTATTAAATGTCTCTGTCTCTCTGTCGAAAGCCAAGCACTCCATAGGAATGTTCTTAGCGTTCTCGCCTTTGATCCAGTATACATATCTTGGTAATATATCTCCCACTAGACGGAATTTGTTATCTCCCTCTGTGTATTGATATTGGTTGATTTTAGTTTTTTGGGCTTCCCCTTTGACTTGATTAAATTTTATAGCCATTTATTTTCTCCATGTTGCGTTATCTTCAAACTTAAAATATATTCTTTCATTTTTTATTTGAAGAAGTCTGTTGTTATTAATTATCTCCTCCATTATAGGCAGGTGTATTAACTGTAAAGTTGTATCACCAGTTGCTTTGTAATGGTGGTAATTGCGATAGGAAGCTATAGTTAAGTAAACTGAAGCTTCCAAGTTACTGTAGTTGCGTCTTTCGACTAATAGCTGTCTTGGGTTTACCAAAAAGCTATCCCCATAGAAACTTTTGCCGTAGTATTTGTAGGTTGGATCCTTATAACTAGATGGCATAGGTTTATGGGTTAAAATATGTACTATAGTCATAATTGATGCGGGGTCGCCTTCGGTCACGCTCATTATTTTGTTCATATCATATTTTATCATTATATTATATCAAAATTTTATGCTCTTGTCAAGCATTATTTTTCTATGGTCTTTATAAGGTTGAAATTTCATATCCCTGCTTTATATAGTAGCCAGTCCTAGCCGTAGCTTGTCGAGCAGCTGTTTTACCAATTAGTTGTATATCCACTACTGTAGGCTGTTGTTTGTCTGGATAATCTCGGATTACCCTACCAATTAGCTGTGTAAGTAGTGGCTCGTTATTTACTGGAGTTCCAAGTATTAAGCAACTAAGAATATCTAAAGATATACCCTCAGAGAAAATACTCTGAGTTCCAAACAGTATGTCTTTGTCGTCAAATACTTGTTTCATTATGTCTGCTCTGTCTTCGTGTGCTATGTCTCCAGTCACACAAACTGCATTATCTCCTACTAAGTTGTAACAGCTTTTTAGGAAGTCAACTCGATCAGACACTACCAATACTTTATGACCTTTTGCTGCATACGATGCTGCTGTCATAGCAATAGAATGTTGGTACTCTGGGTTGTATGCCAGTTCATTCACTCTATTAGCCCAAGGTATTGAGTTTCCATCCATAAACCGTATTGGAAGTTTTAGGATATCAATTTTTGGGACTATATAATTCTCTTTTGGTGGTTGAAAGATGTTATCTCCAAAGTAGTCTCTGAACACAACATGTTTACCATCTTTTCTTTGCAATGTACCCGATAGACCAATCTTATATCTAGCACAAGATTTATCTATTATTCTAGCAAAAGTCGGACTACTTACATGATGCATTTCATCTAGTATAATAGTTCCAAACTCTTGTCTTATCTGCTCAATCTTTCGGTATAAACTTTGTACATTTCCGACTACGACTGGAGCATCAATATTAAATTTACCACTGCCAATAATGCCAGGTGTAAATCCATATACTTTTTTACATTCTGTTTCCCATTGCTTTCTTAAAGTTAAAGTATGGGTTACTACTAATGTTTTCTGTCCTAGTTTCCCAGCTATTGCTAAAGCTGTAAATGTCTTTCCCCAACTCACCCAAGCGTTAATTATACTACTGTCTTCAATTTCGTCATATACAGACTGCTGTGAAGGTCGCAAAGTAAACTTGAATGTAGGAAACTCTACAGGTTTCAAGATTCGTTTGTCTTTGATTTCATGATCTTCTGGTATTAAATCCTCTCTACCCACAGGCATAGATACCATACCTTGTTTGATCATTGCCATATTCTTAATTATAAATGGCGGGTCTCCATACTTAAATGATGGGATAGCATAAGTTAACTCAGTATCAATTTTCTTTTGTGTGTGCGGAAGCACTTCCAAATAGATTCGATTGCTGAGTACTGCTTTCATGTAAAGTCAGGACCATTGTACCACTGAACTAAAGAGTATCGCATTCCGCTAGTTACAGGCGTTACTCTATGCATTAGGGCAGAAGGAAATACAACTACTGTACCTTTCTCCATAATTTCTTGGGTAGGTTGTAATTCCATATTACCCCAATAGTTTTTGAACTGTAGTTCTCCACCTTCATAATTTTTTGGATCAGATAGTTGCACAGTTACAGATAATTTTCTATATAAGTCTGAGTCTATATCACAGTCTCTGTGCCAATCGTAAAATGCCCCCTCATAGTAGTTTGCAAACTGTAATTGTTCTTTGCCAGTTACATTAAACTTCCATCCAGTTTCAATGTTAGCAGCACCTACATAGTCTACAACTAATTTTTCTATCCAGCAATTTTCGGGAAAGAAAGATATAAGACCTTTTCTCATATTTTCATCTCGGCTATTATCTTTATTGATAGTAGCAGGGTTTGCTATTAGTTTTGTTCCTTCTTTTATTATAAGGTCACAAACATCATCTGACAAAGCGCGAGACCAATAATAGTATGGATTACGAATAACTGTTCTCATTCCATGTCTCCATATCTGTCATTCCATACATCTTCGTAGATTATTCTAAATTCTTCTACTGTGGGAACTTCAATTTTTATTAAAGGATTAGTCTCATTAGTTTGAGCAATATCCCATACATGACTTGCATAAGCCACTAGTAATTGTTTTTCTGTGTATAAAAGCATTGCTTTCTCCTATTTCATCCAGTATCTTTTAACTGGGGGGTTAATTTCTTTTTTCTCTGCTGGGTTTCTTTTTATAAGTTTACCACACGAATAGCATGTTAAATTTATATTTAGTAACTCACATATTGCCTCATCTTTTGGCATAGCAAAACAACTATGCGGATGAAACATTTCTGTGGGCAAAGGCCAGCCTATGTGTTTTATATCATTTTTCATTTATTCTAAGATGAGTAGCATATGCCCACTCAATATTAGGTGCTACTATTGTTTTTAATTCATATAGTCCTAACTTTAAAGCAATGTCTATTCTTTGATTTCCGTATACACAAAGCCACCTTTTACATAGCCAGGGGTTTATATACTCGGTCTTAACTTGTCTTAAAGCTAGATTATAGTTGATTTGATTATTAGGAATTACTATGATTGGATTCTTAAATCCATTTTCTGCAATATTATCAAAAAGACTACTATATCCTTTTTGTTCGTTTCGTTTTCCTACTACTTGAAATATATCTATAAGTTTTATGTTTTCAATTTCAAAAGTTTCTTCAAGAACTTTTAAATCTGAGGTTAACATATTTACTTTTATATCATTCTCCATGTGTCTTTTTCTTTTTTACTAGATACATTGTACAGTACCCAAGGTATATTTTGTTTATATAAAATTCCTGCCCATGTCATATCATCAGACAAAGGTCTTTTTAAAGTAAATGGAAATACACAGTCCTTACACCATAGTATACTTACTACATCTTTTTTATCTACTTTTAAAATTTTGTGGTATTTTAACTCCACTCTTGTTGTCTTTTCTTTTAGTATAAAATATCCAGATGAATCAATATATTGTTTACCTCTATGCATAAGTAGAGAGGGTATATCCTCTAGCATATACTTTAATGGGTATAAACTTTTCATAGGACTTTGAAGCCTTCTCATTCCAAGAGTTTTTCCTTTCATATTTCTATCATCAAGTACTTGATCTTCCACCCATAGTAATCCATCTTGCATTTCTACATTATCAGTATGTACTACATATACTGGGAAGTCAATATTATCATAGTTCAGCATATTTACTCTCAAACTTGCCAAAGGAATAATCATCACCAATATCAAAATCACAACCTACAGGGCAGCCTGGTATACTAAGTCCTCTGTCTTTTTGTACACATTCTCTAATAACCAGTTTGTATGCTTCAACTGCAGGCTCTTCGACCTCTGCTAGAATGGAGTCATGGACAAGAGCAAATATATTTGCTTTCCATGGAGCATTCTTAACTATAGCATGAGCATCAACAGCACCTAATAAATTAATATCTGACGCCACTGATTGCACAAGAAAGTTTAGACCTGATCTAACTTCATGACTGGCAACACCTTTATTGTCAGACATTACATTAGGTAATCTTCTTTTTCTACCAAAGTAAGAATAAATAAAACCATTATCCCTAATATACTTTGATGATTGATCAATCCACTTTCTTAATTGGAAAAACTGTCTGAAGTAATCATCAATAACTTCTTGTGCTTCATTGACACTAAATCTACTTCCTGAGTCTTGTGTTACTTGTTCTGATATTTTTCTTGCACCAGCACCATACATAATCCCAAAGGTAACAGCTTTAGCAGCCTGTCGTTCTTTTGAGAAGTTGGTTGCAATATCTTCTACTTCACCTGGTAGCTGGAAAACTAACTTAGCAATATTACTATGAAAGTTACCGCCAGACTTAAATACATTCATTAATGCTTTGTCATTTGCAAGTACTGCTGCAACATACACTTCTGCTGTTGTTAAGTCCATTGCAACTATTTTGTTGCCTGGCTTAGCTTTAATACATCCTTTAACAATAGGATTATCTCTAGGTATCTGTTGCATATTCATTTTACCACTAGATGATAGTCTACCTGAAGTAGTGCCATGTAAATTAAATCCTGTACGAAGTCTACTATCTTTATCCAGCTGTGGAAGTATTTTATCTAAATAAGTATTCTTAATCTTTGACTTTTGTCTTATGCTAAGAATATGTTTAGGTATCTCGCTAGTCTCTGCTAGTTCTTTTAATACTTCTGCATTTGTAGAGTGAGCTCCTGTACCAGTCTTTACACCTGTAGGTTTTAGTCCTACAAAGTCAAACAATAACTCTCGTAATTGAACTGTACTATTTGGATTGAACTCTTTTTTCTTTATTTCTTCAAACCTTTTAACAGCATCAAACTCATATAATTCTGCTACTGATTTATCAATATCTTCTTGCATGAGTATGGTTGATTTACCTAGTCGTTCTTTATCAAAAGGTACTCCTGTATCTTGTACATCCGTTAAGAATCTGCAGCCAGGTATCAATATATTTTCGTACACGCTAAACAGCTTTGCATTTTTCTTTACTGCTGGATATAATTTAGCAAACACTAATAGTGTAACTACCGCATCCATCGCAGCATAAATCTTCATAACATCAAAAGGTATTGAGTCCCATTGAAAATCAGCTTTTAGTACTCTGTTATTCTTTTTGTAATCATCTATCCAATCATACATAGGTTTCTCGTAGTCACCATAAGGTGTGAACTTCATTGCTAATTGTTTTAATCCATGACTGCCAGGTACTTCATCTAAGCAATAATGCAATAACATAGTGTCTTCGAAGTCTGGAAAAGTAAAATTGAAATGATACTCTAACATAGCTATGTCAAACTTTGCATTGTGAAATACTACTTTCTTCTTTTTAAATATTTGATTAAACAATACTTCTGCAGTTTCGTCTATGCAGTCAGTTGCAATGTATACTCCATGGTCTCTTTGGTAAGACATACTTATACCTATTACATGACCATCTCTAGGATATAATCCTGTGGTTTCTGTATCAACAGCAACCCATTGATTTTCATGATCTCTGGCATTGATAAGGTATCTATGTAATTCTTTTGACTCTGTAATTCCATAGACTTTTTCTTCATCTACTTTCATTACTTTCAGTTCTCCACTAATAAACTTTATAATGTTTGCTTTACTTTCTTCCCATGCTGGCTTTGCCTCTGGTTTAAAAGTAAGCATAGCAGGATTTATTACTGGTAGAAACTTATCATCTACACATCTACCACTATACTCTGTTATTGAGGTACACTTCGTATAACTTTTTAGTGCCTCTGATCCGACTAGAATAACCCAGTCATATTCATCTGTGTCAATCTCTATGTCAACATCAGCTTTTAAAATTTTCTTTTTTGTTTTGTCAGAGCAAAGTGCGAATCTATCGAACTCAAACTCATTCTCAAAGTATCTTACGAAGTCTGTTATACTAGGCTTCGATTCAATTAGTGCTACTTTCATGATATAATCTCTCTCTTAATTTATTTACTTGTGTTTGTGCTAAGCTGCCTGGATCAATACCGTTTCCTAAATCTATGTTTCGTACTAACATTCCAAGTGCTTCTCCCATTGTTTTGATGTCTTCGGCTGCTGTCTGTCCAGCCTCATCGCCATCAAATATAATATCTAACCCAACAATATTTTGCATCTTAAGAATTGATAACTTTTCTTTATCTACATTCCTAGTTCCGAAACAACATATTGCGTTTGTCAATCCCTTGTCGAAAAGATTTACTAAATCGAAAATACCCTCGACAAGAATTACTCTGCCTTTTATTGAGTTAACGGCTGAAGGATAGAGTGGTAGCACGGCTTGGGGAGGATATATAAGATACTTTGGCGTTTCCGTCATAGTCATATGTCTGCCGTTAAATGCTACCACCTTTCCAGTTATGTCACGAATTGGAAAAACGACTCTGCCGTTAAAACTTCTATCGTGATGTAAAAAAGCTTCAAAATGCTTATAAGTTTCAGGTTTGATTTGTCTCCAGTTTCCTTCATATGGAATGAAACCTTTTGGAAACTTAAACCCTACACTTGAAGATCTTGTTTCTTGTATTACAGTTTTTAATTTTTGTCTTCTGATGTCTAAGAAGTTAGCTGCTTCACCGAAATGTGTAAAAGCATTTCCACGAAATCCACAAGCAAAACAATTAAATATGCCAGTTACCTGATCAATACGCATACTAGGATTAGTGTCGTCATGTTCAGGGTTAAGACATTTGACTAGAAAATCTCTACCAGAGACTTTGTACTCAATGCGTTTTTCTTGTAAAAGTTCGTCTACTCTCATTTTATATCGTTGCCAGTATCGCTGCGTAAACTATCAGAATCACTAGGAGTAGTTCTATCATGTTGCCATTTCAATTTTTCACCAAGTTTTTCATACTCGGTCATGTTAGTTCCATCTTTATCTGTGTTTTCCTTATAATGTAAAGACTTGAATACTACTTCTTGCATCTGAAACCAGATTGCTATAGCATCATTTCTAAACTTAATATCAGGCCACAGGTAAAAACAATTATGCCAATCCTCTAAAAATCTGTGTACTGTAACTTCCACATTAAAAGTTGGATCGCTTTCTTTTATTACTTGTACCGCCCTTAATCTTTGACTGCCCGCCAAAGGATACCACTGCTTGAGTGTAAGAAACGGATTCATTATTCCATTTTCTTTAACACTAGCCATTAGCGGCTCATTGGTTGGTACATTATGTATGTTCTCTATCACCTGTGGTTGTGAGAACAAAAAATCTGTATCTGTATGAACTACTTCATACGGAGGCACGCCTACTAAATCAGCAGCTGTACTACCTATTCTGTCGTGAGCCATAACGCAAATCCTCCATGTAATTTGAGAACATTTCTACCATAGATTTCTTACTAATCTGTTCTCCTATCCACACTACCCTTCCTGTTGATAGTGTGCGTTTAACTTTGCCATTATTATATCTAACATCTAAGACATGACCATCGTCTAGTCTATTATCATACCACATTGTTACTTGCTCTGTATTAAAAGCATGTATGTCAGCAACTTCGTTACCCCAATCTTCTGCGGCAAGTTCTTGTCTTTTTCTTCTCATTATATAATCATATTGCGTCATGTATATCTTCTCCTGTTGATAGGCTATCTTTTATATTCTCCCTGTCTTTAGGGTTCATAGTGGACTGAGGGCCTATCTTTAATGTTTCCCAGTCCATTACACTTGTAAAGCCTTCCATTTTTGCACTACGCATTTTAGTACAGTTGAATGTAATACATTCATCTTCTGGAGCCCATGTTTCAATGGTATAAGCAGCATCTGCTGCATCAAGTATACCTTTTGCGAATCTCGCCTCACCAGACGCATCTGTCTGATAAGGCGAGAAGATTGGCACTTCATATTCCTGTGCCATACTTTTCAGAGTCTTACTTACTTCTATTTGCTCTGTCCAGTCATATTGTCCACCCTTACTGGGTATGTTTGATCTTTTGACTTGGTTTAAGTAATCGACAATGATGACTCCAACATCTGTCTGTGTTAGTTTACTTTCCAACTCTTTTCGTATAGTTGAAAGACTTAGTACTGGATCATACACCACTTCTAATTGTCTTTCTGGAGTGAGTCTGCGTCTTGTCAAACCCTCATGTAATTCTTCAAAGTCTCTCGTTTCATAGAAACTAGGTAGGAGCTCTGCTCCATCTACAAATCTATTAGCCCACCACTCAGCAACTCTGTTCCACTCGGTGGAGCTTAAGTTTCTAGTAGCTAGTCTACCAATAGGTACTCGTGCGCCAAGAGCGCACATTCTTTGTAGAATGGAGCGACTGTCCATCTCTATTGTAAAATATATAGAGCTACGCCCTTGATTATAAACATTTGTTGCAATGTTTACACAGGTTAAGGACTTACCTGCACCTCTACGTCCACCAACAAGCACAAGGTCTCTGGGAGAAAACTTCATGTCTTGATCATATTCGTCATTAAGACCTAGAGGTAAATATTTTTTAAGATTCTTTTCAGAATCAAATAGTGTGATAGTTTCCATACTCTCTTCTGGAGCCTTTAGGTCTACTCTATCACCTATGTCTAAGACTATCTGTTGTAAAGCCTCGACATTTTCTTCTGCATTAGATATAGCCACTGATGTGTCTACGAACTTGTCTAATTCATCTAGTATTTCTACTTGGGTATATTCATTTTTGAGATATTCAAGGAGAACCCAGGCGTCGACATCTACTTCGACAGCCTCTATAGCAAATACTTTTTCTTTTAACTTTCTATCACGAATGGATAGTTTGAGGTCTTCAAAGGTTGGTAAACCTCTGAAATCTTTAATATGATTATCTATCTTTTTGTGAAGCACTTGATATTCAGCTGGCAAGTAATTTTCACGCAGGTTTCCCCAAGTTTCAAAGTCTTGTTGCGAAATAATTTGTTTCAGCAAAGCTGAAGATAGGTTCAATTAAATATCCTCCCAGATAAAAAAGGGTGAGAGAACAAACGCTCCCGCACCCTAGAGTTGAAAAGTTTTAGCTAGACGCTTTTTCTTTTCTTGCAGCACCGTCGTAATCAGCACAAGTTAACCCTCTACGAGTTAGCATTGTTTTAACGCCTCTTACTGTTTTGCCAATTTCGTCAGCAATGTCTTCAACATTCATTGTGTCGATATCGCTGATGTCAGCTAAAGGATCAGTTTTAGATGAGCCTTTTGTTTCTTTCTGCTTTGGAATAGCGTTAATATCGCCACTTCTTAGTAAGCTAAGAGCTTTTCCTCTGATAGAATTAACAGATTTGCCAAGTGCATCTGCGATTTCTTCAACGAAAGATCCGCTGTTAACCATAGATACAAAGGTTGTTTCTTCATCGGGAGAGTAAGTTCTAACAGATTCTTGTTTCTCAGCTGGTTTAACATGAGAAGTAAGTTCCATAGAAAGAATTTTTCCTTGGATTGATTTAGCTGAAAAATGACCATCTTCAAAAGATGATGCAATTTCTGCATAAGTGTACTGACCGCTGTTGTCAGTTACAAAGGCTTCTAATGTGCTTTCTTGCGCATCAGAAAAAGATTTAGTAGATACTGCTGAAGCAAGTTCAACTTCGTGTCCCATTTTTCTCAATTTGCTAGACACTGATCGTGTTGATGTGTCTAACTCTTGTGCAACTGCTTTAACAGTTTCTTGAGATACTGGTCCAGACCCAACTGAGTCTACTAATTGTTGGGTTCTTTCATCTGTCCATTTAGGTAATGCCATGATTATTTTCCTATAATTTCTTTTAAGTTTGTTATTATTATAACACCCCGTTCTCGGGCTGTCTGTGTCTTTGCGGACTCTATACCGCTTTCATTGACTAGAATTGATACATCTTTAGTCAAACTACTTTTAACAAGATAGCCCAGTTTTTCTAATAGTTCTGTTGCTTGAGCCTTTGTCTTGTAGCTTTTTAGTCTGCCAGAGATACACACCACTCCTTTATTCTCTGTGGGTTTTGATACTTTAAGTATCTGTGCCCACTTAAACGGAAGTTTGCTATATCCATTGATAAACTCGTCATAATACCAGTCCAATAAATGTTCTGTTGCTACTGGTCCGAGTCCTGCTTCTTTACAAGTTTCCTCATTAAGTTCTCCCATGTTACGAATAACAGAGCAGATTTTTGCAGAAGCAGATCGACCAATTAGTTTGATTGAGAAAGCTGGTAGTAAGTCGATTAGATCGGTAGCTTTACTACTTATGATTTCTCTGTGCAGTTTTACTGCAAGTTTTTCGGATTGCAATGCCTCTATCATTATTTCAAGAGTCAATTCATAAATATCATAAATACTTGTAATCTGTAGTTTTTCTACTGTTGCTGGTCCGAGACCTTTTATTCTGAGAGTCTTAGCAAAATGCTCAACTTTCTTACTTGTCTTACCCTCACAGGCAGTGTTCTCGCAGAACAGTTGATCGTTTCTCCACACTAACTCTATACTACAAGTAGGACAGTGTGTTGGTGGCGATATTTGTTTAAAATTGTCTCTCATTTCTTTTTTGTATATATATTATATCAAATTTGGGTTGCCATGTCAAGATTTATTTTTTGGAAAGTCCTGAAGAATAAGTGAATCAATTTTGAAACACTCCGTATGTCCACCGAACTTAATTTTTGGTTCAAATCTATCATGCTTGTACATATCGTGTAAGTATTGCTCATGCGCCCAGACATTATATAATGTACTAGACCAAGTCTTTTGAATACGAATATCGTACCCTCTAAAACCTCCACTTCTTTTGATGACATGACGCCAATCCTTTCCACTGGCAATGCCTACTTTGATACACTCTCTTTCGAAAGTTGCTTTATTTACTAAAACAATTCCGTATAGTACACCATCTCTGAGTTTCTCCTCGGGGCGATTCTCAAAGTATGTATGGTTATATACTCCACTCACAACTCAACCCACCAGCGCAGTAGCATTACTACTATAGTAATACATATTACACCAATGATGGGGGTTGAATATAAGTCAAGCAAGGCTAATACTTGTCTAATCAATCTATTCTCCTTACAATTTTAGGGATAATTTCTCCACTACGGATTACTTCAACTGTACAACCTATTTCTAGTCGTAAGTCGCTTATATATCTCATGTTATGTAAGGTTGCTCTACTAACATTAGCACCATCAATTTCTACAGGTTCTAAAATAGCTGTAGGAGCAACTACACCTGACTTACCAACATTCCATACCACATCCAATAGTTTAGTGTCAACGCCAGTCTGTATAGACTTTAGAGCGAAAGCACCTCTAGGGTGGTGTGAAGTATAACCCATTCTTTCAAAATCAGTATAGTTATCCACTCGGAAGACTACACCGTCATCTGGAAACTCAGACCATTGAGACTCGATTACAGTATTAAAACCTTGATGGCTTAGCATACCTAAATCTGTTGTCAACATATCTGACATTGCGGGTTGCACTCCATATACAATAAATGTGAGTTCTCTAGTTTTGAACTCCTCTGGATCTTTCAAGTTAAGTGCTCCTGCAGCATAGTTGCGAGCGTTCTTAATTGACTTTGGAGCAACTACTTCACCAGTTATCTGTTGTACTGAAGCGTGGGGAACAATGTACTCGGGAACTATGTTTATCATTAACTTAGTAATATCTAGTCCTTTTGTACCATCTCCTCGAGTCAATGCTCGGTGAAGTAAGCCGTCAATATAAAGCAATGAAACCGCTGCTCCATCAAGTTTAGGAGAAACAACTGTTGCTCCCTTATAATCATTTAATGGATTTTTATCGACTTCATTAGTAAAAACTTTCTGAAGTGAATACATTGGAAAAGCATGAGGAGTTCGATTATCTCGACTGTTAAAGCCGACTTCATCGAACTCAGCAACTCTTGCTAACTGGTCAAACTCTTTGTCTGACATAGTGGGGTTACCCTCATAGTATGCAGTAGCCGCGTCTCTCAATATTGCTTTTATATTTTTTGTCATTTATATATTATACTAAATTTATAAACTCATGTCAAGAACTAAATTCAGTTTAGGTAAATTTTGTCTAAAATATCTTTGAAGTGTACTTCTAGGGTATCCTTCACTTCTGCTATAGATAAAATTTCTACTAAACCTTCAAATAATGCTTTTGAATTTTCAAAATCCAACTTCATTGCTAACCCGTCCTTGCTGGGTTTGAAGGTTCCATCGAAGTCAAGGTAGTATTTTCGTATGTGTAAATACTCTGTTCCTCGAAATTCGTTTACAGTCAGCCTTACTTGTTCTGTGCCTTCTTCATTTTCAGACACAAGTTTTTCATAGACCTCTGGAGATTCGTATATCTTCATCGTTTGTTTTTCAGTATTGCACTGAGTGGTACGATGCTAGTTACATTCTTAGGTTTAAGAAGTCTATACGAATCGGTATCCCAACAGAAAAGAAGAACAGTGTCGCCAGTTTCCTTAGCCCTATTCTTCTTACTCTGGATATACTTATTATCAAAATCTAAAGTACAAACATTGTACTTCAATTTTTGAGAGTTAATACTTCTGTAAGTTATTATGGCGTCGCCACAATTCTCTACATTCTTTTTGAACTCATCTTTAGTCACTATGTACTCCAATTACTATTAAGAAAACTCTTTCCATAGTAATTGGTCGTACTTATTTAGTGTTAGCTATTCATGTTTCCAATGATAGTATTAAAGTAAACTGCAGCTTTACCTGTTAGTTTGCTGATGATGTCCATGTCAATCTCTTGACCAGCATCAGTTAGAGAAGCTACTAGGTCGTCTTGTGCGCCCTGTTTGCTAACTCTAGGTGTTGAAGATTTTGCACTAGATGATCCACCGCTTGAAGGAGTTTTCTTAACATACACTCCTGCTTTAGTAAGAATCATACGAACGCCATTTGGTGATTCACCAATCTCGTCTGCAATTTCTTTTACAATCTCCATACTTGTTTCTGGAGTTGGTTCTTGTTCAGTATACATCTCTACTGCTTGAGCTTTTTTGTCGTCATCCCACGCCATTTTTCTACCTCGTTTTCTATAGTATTCTGGAAGCCCAAGTGCAAAGCCTGTGCGTTCCCGTTGTTGTTGATAAAATCTATCTCCCATATATAATATTATACAGAAATTTAGATTATAAGTCAAGAAATATTTTTCAATTCCTTAATATTTTATACCGCTGACGAAATCTAATTTCTCTGCAGCAGCTGCTGCTTTTTCTACTTGTTCGTCAATCGCAGCAACTACCTCGGGATGTTCCCCGATACCTGCTGAGTTTCTCATATAAACTTGTATGTTTGCTTCGGCTTCAGCCATCTGTGCCTTGTATTTTAGTATCAAGGCTGCAAGTAATTTATCTCTCATTGTTGTCCTTTTTGTACTGCATCACAGTATGCCAATACCCATCTCTTTCTAACGCTATCGAAAAAAGCGATTTGCCATATGAAAGGTATAATACATATTGTTCCTAGTCCATAGACTATGCAATGCATTGTTTTAAACTTAGTTAGCAGTTTTTCTTCTCTATCTTTTAATATATATGCTATAATACAAAATGTCCTATACATAATCATGATCCATGTACTAAGATAGATCGATAGAAGTATATATAATACTTCCACTGTTTACTCCTTATATCTCGGCTCCGTACTTCTCTAAATGCTTTAAACTACCTAAGTCATAACTAGGGTAGTGAGCGTGGAACCCGCCTTCCTTGATAAATCCAAAGTATGGACTTTCAAAGTTTGTTAATTCTATTACATATACATGATAAGTTTTACACTCTGATTTTTCACTATATATGCCATCATTCATGATGCGAGCAGGTAGATCATATCTACTGCACCATACTTTTTCTCCTACTTCGAAGTCGTCTGATACGCATTCTTCGGGTAAGAATCCCATTTTCTCTTTCATTCCTTGTTCAGTTTTGGGACGCTTTGTAGGTACTCCTATCCTTTCTACTATACCTTTTACAAAGGTTGCAGAACGATATAAACCCTTAGCTATATCACTAACAGGTTCTCCACTTAGATATCTTTGAACTGTTTGTCTTATTTCCATATCTGTTGCTCTCTTACCTCTATTGAGTTCTTTTCTTCGAGCACGGAAGTCCATTGTTTCTATGTGTTCTTCTATAATTTTAGAAAGTCTAGTAGTATTATAACTAATGTTTAACATCTCACACGCCTCTTTCTTTGTTATGGGCGTGTCAGATTCTAGATGTCCAATTACTCTTTGGATATTAGCTTCATCTAATTTTTCGTGTTTTTTACTTTTTATTGCCATTATAATCCTAAATCAATTAAATAAAAAGCTAGAATCATTAAACCGAAAGTGCAAAATTGAAAGAGTGAGCCAAGCACAACTGTAGTCAATACAGTGCGTACTGTTTCTTCGTAGTCCTCCTGCTCCTCTTTAGTCATTACTTTATGTTTAAATGTTCGTTGCCGTTTTGTGTGTTAAATTTTCGTACTAAATACTTGAAATTGTTTACTAAATATGTAGGATAGTCGTCTGCAACAGAATAGAAAGCACTATTCTCATCACAATGATCAAGCCACATTCTACTTACAAAACTTGCAAACTTATCACTAAATATATCATTAAATGCACTCTGTCTCATGATTTATCCACATACATTTGGTCATCATACTCATAGTCCTCTTTCTCTAGTTGTCCTATTAATATGATTGCATAATGAATAACTTTGAATAAATCTTCTGTGTTCTTGCCGTCTTTCTTTCCAAAACGCTGTGCGTATTTGATAATATTACCAATACAAAAACCTTCTCCATGCCCGTTCTCAAATACTATCTCTGTTGTTTGAGTCTTTGCTTGGGCATAGTGCTGGTCATAGGTAAAGTCTATATACTTTTTTAGTTCTTCAACTACTTTGTTTTCGTTAAATTTATACTGTATCATTTTTGTCTTTTCTTCACCCAGTCATTCCATCTTTGCTCACAATACTCTGTAAAGGCAAGGAATGATTCACTTTGTAATAAAAAATTAATTCCAAACCAATAGGCTGCTATACTAAATATGTACTTACCTATTGAATATGGGAAAAGCAATATTTGATGTAAAAAATCAATCATCATTTGTCTCCTGTTAACAGGGCTACAAATATAAGTAAAAGTATAAAGCCTGCTAAATTATTCAGTGTATATAAAACTGTTGGCATAAAGTTAAAACCTAGTAATACACTAGCTACTGTAACTAAGCCAAATACACCTGCTATGAAGTGTGCTATTGCTTTCATTATATGTCTCCGTCTTTGCGTACTTCACTACGCACTGCTTCAAATCCGTTAGGGTATCTACTCTCGAGTTTACTAATATTTTCTTGCATTACTTCTTGTGGAGTGTACCCTAACGCGGTGCAACCTTGAACCCAATACCACAGGACATCGCCTAGCTCTCGCTTTAAGTGGTATCGTTGATCGCCGTTGAATGGTTTACCTTGAAATATAATCTTTTTGATTACTTCTGAGAACTCTCCTGATTCAGCTTGCATACCGATTGATGCTGTGAGTAGCTGTGAAAATTCTGTCAAGGGGTGGTCTAAAGAAAGATTAACTAGCTTTTCGCATAGTTTTACTGTATCTAAACTTTCTTCAGATGTTGTGCTGACTACAAACTTTGCGTAGTCATTAAAATTTGTTTGTTGTGTGTCTGGTATATACATTGTTTGTTCTCGTTAATGTGTTAAATTTCGTTCCGAATACCATTTGGACAACCAAATGTCTATTTCTTCTTGTGTCCAATTACTCGGAAAGTATACTGCTATATAAGGACTATCTTGTAATACGACTCTCATAGTCTGCATAGTCCTCGTTCCACCAGTGTGGTTTATCCCTAAACTTCCAACTTGCAAAGGTTGCTTTATCTAAATGGTAATAATCTCTATATGATTGTATAGGATTATCATAGTCTTTCAACTCGTCTGGCATTGCCAATCCAAATTGTGTAAAGCCTAACCTTTCCATATGTTGTGGTTCGGGTAATTTATTTACTACTTGTGCTATGGACTTATGTTCTTTGCCATATCTGTATCTATACTCGTCATTCAATGCATTGCCATAGCAATGTGTCCACTCATGATTGTCCAATGATGACCTAGCCCATATAGTACATGGGTGGTTATACATCATTGGTAAATAAGGTGTGATTGGTCTATCTTCTGGAAGTAGGTGTTTGATTTTAGATTTTTCTTCATTCAAAACATCTCTTTCTTCTTTATTCAAAGCTCTAGGAACAAACCCTAGAAACTTATCTACCCATATGCTAGTGCATAGTATCTGTGCTACTTCGAGAGGCATTTTGACAATATGTTTGTCAACATGGTACTCGGCACACTTGTCTAGATTTTCGTCTAAGTAAAATAAATTCATAAGTATATTATACAGAAATTATGAGGAGATGTCAAGTACTATTTTTAGGTTTCCTGAAAAGTGGTTCAAATTCTGTATAACCACCTATTTTTTCTCCATCAACAATAATTTGAGGAAAAGTTCTAGCAGTAGGAAATATATGCATCATATCATCCATGTTAAAGTCAACACCTAGTTTTTTGACTGTGTACTCTTGTAAGCCACATTCTCCAAATTGAAACTGTTGTGCTAATCTTACTGCTTTATCACAGAAAGGACAATTATCTTTGCTATATATTTCTACTGTTTTCATTTATTTACTATTAATTTTATCTTTTGCTGTACCTGCATAGAGTCCAAACCAAGCTGCGCCTGCTCCGACCACTATAGATATCAACCCTGACTGTTCTAATGTGGGTACATCTAGTTCCATAAACCAAAATGTACAGTAGTATAGTAAATACATATATACACTTAGGAAGGCTCTAGGAAAAATACGCCAAGAATCTATCATTTGAGAAAACCATATAGCTTTCTGCCATGGATTGTCTGGCTCTCTTTCGTTCTCCATCTCCATGATGGTTTGCTTTAGTTCCCCTATTTCAGAAACCATTGCCATGAATTTATTTAGGTCTATTTCAACCTCGTTTCGGCTCATGTCGCCTTGAAATTGCTCGCTAGGTTGTGCCATGCTCAATTTTCTCCAATTTTTCACGAAGCAGTATTAACTCATCTTCGTAGCTTTGCCATAGTGAAGGACTCTTAGTTAACTGTTGGTTTTCTTCGAGTACTTTTATGGCGACCTTAAGATTATTTATTCTAGGACTCACGGAGAATATCTTTTATCCATTTATTCTCTATTGAATCTATATCTAAAGGTGTTGTGTCGGAGGATATTATCCTACTAGGGCTGTTTTGAAACATGACTTTATCATTATAATCATAAATGTCATCTACCCATTCTCCGACATCTTCATTGTCGAGTTCTATTATTAACTCAATTCTATGTACTTGTTTTGTGTTTGCCATTTTTTCCTTTTAGTTTTTAACTTAGCATATTTAACATACGCTCTATATTTAGCTTCTTGTTCTTCCTTTACAGAAGTTTTCAGTACTTTAATTGTGGATTTTAAACTGTTTATTTCATTCTGTTGTTCACAGATTATCAGTCTTAGCTGTTCCTCCAGCGTGTTGTTGAGGTTCTGATTCATTTTTAAGTTTGGTAAATGCTTCAGCTATGTACTCTGTCATGTCCATACCCCACTCAGCGGCTTGTATATTCATGGCATCCCACATATCTTGTGTGATATTATAAGTCTGACCTTCGAATTTAATTTCCACTAAATAGATCAGCCTCGGCTTGTCGTCTGCGAGTAAGTCCTTCAAGAACTTTTCCGCCTGCTTTGTTCCATCTCATTATCTGTGCTGGAACTTCATCATAACTTCCTGCATTTAACACTTTCAAAAGTGTACTTGCTGCAAGATTGCCTGCACCTAGATTGAATACCCATGATACTAATGCATCAAATTCGTTTTGCTCTAAAGGCACAGCTACATACTTATGTATATAGTTTTCATACTCCTCTAGTTCATGTACTAACATGGACTCGGCTTCTTCTTGAGTGATGGTATCACCCATCTTTACACCTTTAATGTGTCCGTACCCGATTGTAGGTACTCCAGCAGCACAATGATATGCTTCTAGTTCACACCCTTCAAAGTGTTTAATTAAATCTATTCCTTTACTACTTATATTCATTCGTTTCCTATATGTAAAAACTTTCTCCGCATCCACAGCGACCAGTTTCTTGTTCATTAACGATATGAAATGACTCACTAAAATCATCAGTTTTCCAATCCAATATCGCATCTGTTAAATATTTATTACTTAGTATGTCTACTACTAAGATTTCTTGATATACTATATCAGTTAAATCATGATTTTCGGCATGGCTTAACTCATATGTATAACCACCACAACCACCGCCACTCACTTTCAAGCGAGCGCCCCAAGGGTTTGAGGCGACTCTCCTTTTTAAGTGTTCTAGTGCGGTGGACGTGATTTGCACTATGGTTAGGTTATTGCCACAATGGAACTTAGAAAAAGACTGATTAATACAATCAATTCAAATTGTTGTTTTACTACTAAAAGTGTTAATCTTGTTCTTGCTCTCATTGCTCTTCTTATAACGCCCACGCTAACCTATGTTTATGCTTTTGGGTTTTTCAGCTTCAGGTGTGTTTACCACTAGATTTATAACAAGCATTCCGTCCTTGAATACTGCCTCATCTACTTCCACCCAACTGCCTAGAGAAAATTCTCTTGTGAAAGGTTTTCCACTTAATCCTTTATGGATATAGCTTTCTTCCTCGTTTGTTTCCAACTTAGTTGTACCCTCAATGGTGAGTGTATTCTTTCGCTGGGTCACCTCGATATTTTCTTTTGACCAGCCAGGCAAAGCCATCTCTATTCGATATGCTTCATCGCCTACTGATACTAGATTATATCTAGGGTAATTTGTCAATGGGTTATTAGCAACCCTGTTTGATAAGTCTCGGTTGAGACGATCGAATCCGACAAACAATTTGTCGAAATCGCTAAAATTTAAATGCTGTACTACAGTCATCTTCTTCTCCTATATCGCACCCTCATGGTGTGCGTCTATGAACTCCTTTCGGTAGTTCGGGTTAATATTGTATGCCTAACAAACCCGACCATTGGTGGAAATGGTACTCCTAACCTCGCCCTCGGAAAGCTGTGTTTCCTACTCGTGCCAGACATATGTAGGTGTTGTTATGGCAGTGCCTACAACTGCGCTTAATTCGTCAAGTGAATTTAAAATCTCACTTATGTATATTATAACAAAAAAATACCACCTTGTCAACAACTATTTTTCAGTCGTCAAAGTCTATCTGCCCATCTTCTTTTAAGAAATCCAATGTCCTAGATATCCAATACTGTTTTGTAGCATGGTAAGTTATATGCACCGCGGCTACAAGAATTATTATGTATGAGAGGTCTATTTGCCAATCCATTCTACATCTCCTCGTGGTATCACTTGATACGCACCTTTGTTATAGGCGGGAGCAACTGTAAACTTCTTACTTTCTTCCAGTTTCCAACTATTGTCTTTCGCTGGAGCGTACCCTGTAGATTTATAACTAGGTATCTCTGTAGATTTACTACTGATAGTTTTTGTACTCTGTGCTACAAAGTCTGGTCTTTTTGCTTTCTTCCATGCATTAGTTTTTCGCTTGCGTCCACTCGGGCTATGCCTCATGCTTCCTCGTACTATCATAAATTTGTCTCCTATAAAATAATTTACATATGTATATTATACAGGAATATTCACCGAAAGTCAAGTAAAATTCGAACCACTCCTAAAAATAGTTCTTGACTTCTACTTAAGAATTTGCTATAATACACATATGAAATACGAAAATAAATGGACAGACAAAGAACTTCGCTTGTTGAAAGCGTACTACGGAAAAGTGCCGAACTCGAAGTTAGCCGCTGAGCTAGGAAAGACTCCTACAGCCCTCGCAAATAAGGTTCACTATCTAAGAAGGCGTGGGTGGACATTTAATGCGTAATAACTTTGACCGAATGCTAAGAAATTTCAAGCGTTATGTCACGAAGAAAGGCGTAGTCGAAGAAGTCCGTAAAAGACAGTATTACATCAAGCCTTCCGAACAAAAACAAATAAAAAAGAACGCTGCAAAACGGAGAGCAGCACTGCAAAAACGACAAGACGCCCAGGCACCTCGCAGAGGGTATATAAATCGTTCCAGAAAAAAACGATAACTTATCCAAAATATACACTTTTTTATGTTAAGTGAAAGCCACACAGACCTTATATTCGATGACATCGTCAAAAACATAACTTGCATTATTGCTAAACTTGTGGTATAATATATACATAAATTGATAATCAACCAAGCTAACTACTGTTAAACAAATCAATAAAACCCTAATCTAAAGAGCACTGCATGAGAAAGATTTTTTGTGGGAGTGTAAACGGGAACAAAAAATAATCTCGAATCCAGTGTCTCTGATAAGAATTATAATTGGTTTCTATTATAAGCAACCGATTATACACGATAAAACTAAACAGTCGTTAAGCTAATATCAAATTTCAACACTAAAACCAAGTTACTACACTTGCGTATCTTTTTTACTTCCACAACTTCCGAAAGTCCAAAATTTTTTAACTAAACTATAACGGACTATCCCAAATTAT